CCACCACCAGTGAGCACAAGAGTCTCAGCGATCATGTTGCTCAGCGGCACCGATGAGTGAGAAGCGGCGACACCGATCTGCAATGCCGTGGCCTTGGTGCCGGTCATCGAAAGCATTGTGCCTACGGTCAACGAGGTGACCAGACCGTTGGCACACATGTCGATGTTGGGATCGGCACCAGTCGGGTCGAAACCAACCTTCAGGTTAGTCGCGGTGGCCGTCATGGCAGTCGTAACCTCACCGAGGAACGACTTGATCGCGACACGTCCAGCAACAGCGAAGATGTTGCCAGTGGCGGTCTGAGGAAGCACCGCAGTTGCTCTGGACACCAAAACGCTACCGTCAGCGTTGACGTTTCCGCCATCGAGCAGTGCACCAGCGGTGAACGCTGTAGAGCTAAGTGCAGCGAACTCGAAATCGTTCAGTGTTACTACCGTGCCAGAAGCAACAATGGTCCTGGAGTTCAAGCCAGAAGCCAAAGAAGGCTGGTACGGCAAAGAAACGTTCGCCGCGTTTGTGGTAACAATGTGTGGCATTCTCTCCTCCTCCTTCTTGAGGAAGGTTAAGTGGGTGGGGGGCTTTTAAGGCCCCCCACATCACCTAAACCTTGGTCATGCGGACGATGCCGCGAGGGTTGAGAATGGCCATACCGATCAGTTCGTCCATGACCCACCCCTTGTGGAACTGCTCCACCTGAGGGTTGTCCTCGACATCGAGCGAGTACATGATCGGCATAACACCCAAGAACTCCGGTGCCGGGGTCAGGTAGACCTTGGCCTTCGGAATCATGATGCTCTTGCCGATCTGGAACTCGCCGAACTGAACGACACGCTCACCGGCCACCACGCGGTCCTTGAAGGCCCAACCGGTTGTGTTGATGTCCCAGCGGTACAGATCGCGGTAACCACGAGGAGAGAACAGCAGACGGGCTGCGTCCAACTCGTGCTCATCCGTGGTCGATACCGCGTCGTACAGCACGTTCGGGCTGATGTATCCACCAGTCACAGTGATCGAGTGGCTGTGCGGGTCACCAGATGCCACCAGGAAGTCCTTGGAGACATAGTTGGTAACAGCAGCCTCAATCAGCGTTACGAGGCGCGAGTCCTCCTGCTTCATGATGGCCTGCTTCGACTCGTCCTGTGCGTACTCCACGATGTTCACGCGGAGCATGTACAGGTCTTCCTTCTTGACCTTGGGGAAGGTCGCGATGCGGAAGAGACCGATCGGAGCGCGCTTGCCCTCGAATGCTGTGATCTTGACTTCGCCCTCGGTGCCATGGAGCAGGTAAGCCTGTCCATAGTCATCGAGAACGTCGTACTCGATCGGAACACCAGGCGTAAGAGGATCTTCGAGAAGAACATTTCTCACGATGCCCTGGTAGCGCAGCTTCAGTTGGATAGGACCGATCATCTGCTGACCGAGCCTCTGAAGACCACCCGTCTTGTCGGACAAGATCTGCGCAAGGCGCTGCTGCTTCTGAGCGTTCGAGAGCTTGGCCGCGCCGAACTTCTTCTGCGCGGTGACAATGTCCCGTACGTACTCGTCTGAAGCGCGGGCCTGACGCTGAAGACCTGAGCCGACTGCCACAAGTGTTGACATGTTTTGCCTTTCCTCCCTTCGATCCTCTTGCTCTATTAAGGCTAAACGCCCTGCTGTGGGTAGATGACAGGAACGTCGTTAAGCTGGACGACGATCGAAGCGCCGGTAATACCAGCACCAAGATATGGGCTTGAACCGGTTGGACCACCAGATGGCTTGTACTGGATCAGACGAGCAATCGGTGTCTCAACAACGTTGGTTCCGTCCATCAGAGCCAGCTTGCCGGGACCATCAGTGTGAGAAGCGTTGGTCACACCCAGCAGAATCACAGAACCATCCGAAGACGCGGTCTCAGACCATGCCTGCGAAGAAGCGAAAGCTGGAGCGAGAACCTCGAACGTCGCATCCGGACCACCCTGCCACACCGTGAACACGTTGAGGCTTGAGTCGTGCGGGTACTGGGTCTCATCGATACCCAGGGTTGGTGCGCAGAACAGCGCGGCCAGACCGAAGGCGCGGATGGTGCCACCAGCGAATGCACCAGTGGTGACCGGAAGAACACCGCCACCAGAAGCAGTGCCACAAAGCGTGAAGACTTCACCAGCAAGCTTGGCCATGACCATGCCTGGGTAGATGTCCACAGCCTTCGTCCAGTTCGGGCTCAGGAAGCCGCCGTACGGCGTTGCCTGGCTCTGAGCGTAGAGCGGACGAATCGTGCGCTTCTGAGTAACGTTCGTGATGCTGTTAATTCTGAACATCGTTTGCCTTTCCTCCTTCTCTACAACTCAGAAGAGCAGAAGTGTGTCTTCTGCGCTTGAGGCCAACCTTCTATTCTCTGCCTGACGAGCCATAGAAGGCGTACGGGCAGAAGCAGTTTTGCCTAGTACTGGAATTGCACTAGACGTGCGAGCCACACGGCCCTGAGGGATCTGAGTCGAGAAAACTTCCTTCACGCGACCAAGCACCTTGATGGTGTGCGCGGCCACGATCTTCGGCATTCTCTCGATCTCGGCAATGGCCTGGTATCGCGACTCATAAGGCACCAGACCAAGCTCTGTGTAGAGATCAGCCAACTGGTAAACCTGGGATGCTGAAACCTTCTCCAACACCATCGCCTGCTTCGTCGCGCTCATTCTTGGTGCCGATCCCTGGCCATCAGGAATAACACTTGAGGTCTCACTTGAGTTGCCGCCACCCTGAGGCTGGTTGTCAGCATTCTCGTCCCAGGCTGTCTCGCGATACTGAGGCAGAACAGCATCAGGATCAATCATGTTGGCTACAGGAGCCTCAACATTCGCATCCTGATCTGCCTGAGCCACCTGACTGTTGCTCGTGCCCATGTCGTCGGCCTTCTTCTGGACCGAAGACATGATCTGCTCACGATCACCGAAGTCACCAGTCGGGGCTTCCTGATCGAGGTTCTGAACAGTGGTGGAGAAATCAGGTGCGGCCGTCTCTTCGTCGCCGCCACACGCTGGAGCCTCAGCGGCCGGCGGCTCACTAGCGATGTTCTCTCCAGTGTCCACACCCTCTTCGTTCATCGGGTACTCCCCGAGCGCCCGAAGCCTTGCCTGAGCCTCAGCCAGCCTCCGCTGACCAAGAGCCTGGCCAACGTTAGCTTGGACGGCTGTTCCTCTACTCACATTGCCCTCCTTTCTAGGTTGGCCGTTGTACAAGTCGTAAGGGTTTGGTTCGTCGCCATCTTCGTCTTCATCCGACTCGTCTTCGTCGTCGTCATCATCCGAGTCGTCTTCGTCACCAAAATAATCGAGATCCCCGCTTTCGTCGTCCGCATCGTCATCATCGCGAACGCCGCCGGCCTTTTCTGTATCCGGATCCTGAAGCTCTTCTGGTGGTGTGATGTAACCGCAGTTATCGCACTCAATTCCGTTGAATGGAGAACCACACTGAGGACACACATCGTCATCCCGAAGCGTGTCCACTTTTGGTGGGGCGATCATTTCTCCATAAGCCAGATAAGTGCTAGAGGCTGTTCTAGCCATCGGCTGAGTGTTCAAGATGATCGTCGAAACAGCACCACTGGCAGCATTCGTAGTTGCCGTGGTGTTAATCCACCCACCGTATTGATTAGAAGCCATCTTGACTCCTTCCGGCACAAGGAGATCCTGCATCACTGCGGTCTCGTCGGCAGGGTCGAAGACGAATGAGATTTCAAAGAAGTTCAGACCACGGCAGATCTCAAAGACCAAAATCCTCTTGGGCTGGTTATTGACCAGCTTGGTCAACTCCTGACCCTTGTTGTTGAGGATGTGGTCACAGAACTGTTCGGCCGTGGTGGCTACATTTCCACAGTAAGAACAAGTCGAGTTATCAACGTCGCACCCCATGGACACCGAGTCCATGTCACCGTTGATGATGTCTCTGGCCAGGTTCGGGAAGGTTTGAGCGTCAACCTCAGGGAGGATGGTGATGTGTGGATCTTCGCTCAGTCCGTGGTACTGACTGGCCAGGATCACGCCACGAGTGCGCTCTGGATCCTGGTTGTTGTGGTTGACGAAGACCGGTCGACCCTGGAAGGTATGAGCAGCCTTCTGTAGCTCCACGGACGGGAAGCCATCGAAGTTCTTGTTGATTCTCGCCGAGATAGCTCGCACTCGCGGGTAGATGTACCCAGGACGCGGCTTGAAGGTGAAGCTACCGAACTTGGAGAGGTCCCGTTGGGCGACGATCAGTTCTGGCCTGTGAATTTTCAGGTCCACAGACGCATACTTGCGAATCGCCACCGACGCTCCTCTCCACCACATTTGAACGAGTGAAGAAGACCTGACCTGGCCATGTCAGAAAAACAGGGTCACGAGCTAAAATTTGTCCTGACCAAGCCACCAACCCGAAGGGCTCCTACGTGGCCAACCGAGCACCGCAAGCACATGGCCGTCAAGCCTACGTAACCGGACGATGCAAGTGTGAAGAGATCTGCCGTAAGGCAGTAAGAGACTACAGCAGAGCTTATGACAGGAAGAAGGGCGTAAAGCCCCAAACAAGTAAGCCGTGGACTGAAGAAGAGCTTCATCTGCTAAAGACCAGTGAGCTACAAAACTCTGAACTCGTTCACCTATTACCAGGAAGAACCCTAAAAGCCGTCACTCACAAGCGTACCTTGATAGGTGCTGGCATTCTCCAGCGAGGTCTGAGAGTGGCCCGTCCAGGTAACCGTGGTAGGGCTGCTTGGAACAGAGGGTTAAAGACCCCGCTACCCGAGATAGTCAGGGGTAGCAGGGTCAAGAACAGCAAGACCGGGAAGGTCTACCGGATCTGTGGAGTCCATATGGACTCAGATCCGCCGTACGTGTGGCTAGACCGCGTTGACACGATGTTCGGTCGACTCCTGAAGACGACCATCGAGCGCCTCAACGAGAAGTACGAGGGAGTTCAGAACAAGAATGCCAGTGTGTCTTCTGGCGACTCTGAGGCGTTAGCCATGTAGTGAGTTCCCTCAAGATTCAGATTCGTCTTGTTTCGAGCACCAGGACCACTCTCGCCCTCAGACACGAGTCTGTGCTGATCAGTCGGCGAATAATCTTTCCCAGCTAGGTAGCTCAGTCCGTACTTCTCACGAAGCTCTGCGGCTGATTCCTTCTCGATGTGATCATCGTCAGACTCGTCACCGGGGTTATCGGTGCCTTCGTCATCATCGGAGTCATCGCGCTTGTGAGGTTCGTCGTGCCCACCGTCGTCATCGTCCGAATCGGGCTCATCGCCTTCGTCATCTGAACCATCGTCGGCATCGTTCTCATCTTCGGCGATTTCTTCGTCTAGGGCTTCGTCGTCATCTGGATCGTCTTCTTCCTCGATGCCGTCGTCGTCTTCCTCAGGTCCCTCATCGTCATCGCCACTGAGCGCCGCACTGCTGGATTGGATCCCAGTGCTTCCTCTTTCTTGATCTGAGGGAACTGCGTAGTTCGGATCGCCGTCTTCGCTATAAGGATTGTCGCCAGTGTTCTCGTACGGATCAAACGTTCCGCCGCCACTGTCATCAACCAGGTTTACATCTCCACTGTCAGAGAGCTTTACGTGGGCTGTAACTACTCTAGCAACAGCCCTTTGAGCCTGACCAGAATGACCAAACCACCCGAGACTCAAGTAGTCCTCAGATGTGCCATCAGACCACACATAGGCATTCCAGCCATTTGCAGTCTTGGCGATAGTCGCAGTAGGCAGAGTAAGGTCATTGGTTACCCAGTCGAATCCACCGCTCTGAGTACGACTCCAGGAAGTCTTGTTGCCAACACTGGCGAATCTTCCTGGCTGCCCCTTGGTCTTGCGGGCCTTGGCGTCCAGAGACCTCATCTCGGAGAACAGCGCGTAGGCGTGCGAGCACATACGGCCCACGAAACTACGCTTCCGCAACCATGCCCAGTGTCCCCAGTCGCAGTCACAAGACCAGCCTGAGACCTGAGTAGAGGTCAACTGCCGGCCCACTCCAGGAGCCACTGACCCGAGACGCTGAACCGTGGTGTAGTACCGACCATGATCACCCTGGATGTACGCGGTGATGACATCGGGCCGGAACGCCTCAACGTCAATCGCGCCTTCGGAACGAAGCCTCTTGGACTTCTGCACCACATCTTTCCAAGCAGCCAGAGCCACCAGACGATCAGATGCGATGGTTTGGAGGTACTCACGCCATGGGGCTGGAGTGTTCGGTTCAAGCTCGAAAGCGCCCTGGGTCTGCATCTGTCCAGGAGGGCCACCAGGCATGCCCACGGCCATCATCTGCTGCTGCATTTGGTTAAGCAGAGCCAAGTCGGCCTGAGACCCAGTCCAGTGCCACCAGCCGTTGTTGTCCACGGCCCAGAACTGCATTAGCTGCTCGATCTGGGACTCGATCTGCGTTGGCTGTGCGTTCGGGTCAGCGGCAGGAGCAGCATGCTTAGCCATCTCGGCCGCACCAGGAACGTTGGCATACAGAGCCTTCTGGTGCTCGCGGGCCTCTGCCTCAGTGGAGTAACCCTTAGCTTCCTTAGACTCGCCCTTGGCGTTCACCACGTGGTAGCGGCCATTACGCTTTTCGATCTTGTATGGAGCGTGGACTCCACCTTCGCCAGCACTACTGTGCCGTGAATGATTTCGAGCGATGATGGCCTCTACTGCTGAATGAGCATCCTCGTACGTGTCGTAATGACCATAGTGCTCGCCCTTGGGGAGCTTTCCATTGCCTGAAGCGATCAGGTAGTAGTGACCATCTCCACCACCAATGTACTTGTCATACCCATCGGAGTAATGCTGCGTAGAAGCATAGTGATTGTAGCTTCCTGCCGCGTTGGCATCATCCTGATCGTGGTCGACCAGATCCAGAGGCTCTTGTCCGAATAGCTGACCCTGAAGGTAACGCTCGTGAAGACCAGGAAGGTCACGAGGCTGCGCCTCTACTCCGTTAGGCGTGCCAGAAGCGGGAGCGGTGTCGAAGTCAGCGTACTTGATGGGGTGCTCAACCTTAAGGTTCTTGGTCCCCTTCTTCTTCTTTTTGAGAACCTCATCCACACCGTGAGTCTTAGTGTATCCAGCCTCAGTTGGAGTCTTTGGGTTGCTCTCTCCGTGCTGACCCTTAAGGGGGCTAGAGCCCATAGGCTTGTTTCTCTTGCGACGATCCTTGAGCTTTCCCTCAGCTACAAGCTCGCGGTGCTCCACCTTGGAGTGAAGTGGAAGAGACTCAGCGCAGCTACACATGTTGGCCAGAAAGTGAAGATCAGCAGTCGTGGAAAGCGCAAGATTAAGAGCAGCAGTGTGGCTCCCACCGCCGTCTCCACCGTCGCCATCACCATCAGAATCCCCATCACCAGAGCTATCGCTGTCAGAATCCGAATCGTCCGAGTCGTCATCGTCGTCGTCGGAGTCGTCGTCATCATCGTCTCTAGGGAATCCCGATCCGTAGCCTGATCCATACTCGTGCTGGTGTTCCTTCTTCTTTTTCTTGTCATCGTCCTCATCGGCCGCATACCGGAGGAAGGACAGATCATCCTCAATGACAAGTCTGTCGTGAGAAGACTCGCGCTCAAAATGAGGCAGGCTACCGTCAAACAGATCGTCAGTATCAACGTGGTCTGGGTTGATGGGTGAGTTGTCCAGCCCAACTGGAGAATCATCAGGGATTGTGGAAACATCCAGCATCGGCATATCGCTTGACTGGGCGAAGTGCACCCTACGAGCGCGAGTGTTGGAAAGGTGAGAGTGAGGCTCGAACAGTCCCTCGATATCGGCCTCTACTGGATCTTCGCTCGTGTCGTCGCCAGTCAGCGAGTCAGAAGCGGTACCCATCTCCAGGTGAGGGTCTGTACCTGGTTGGATGGTGGACGTGGTGCCGTCCCAGCCTGGCCCCTGAGGCTTCGATGGGTATGGAAGAGTCGTCTCGTTCTCTTCGTTCGGGATGATCTCTTCTGGGCTCTCTTCAAAACCAGCAGTGATCTGAAGGCCGTCGTACCACCCCTCAAAACCCTCGCCGCTTACCAGGTAACTAGTCCTGCCGTAAGCCGACTGTGTTCTGAGTACTTGGCCCCAGCCATCCGGCGTGAGTACCTCGTTCATCAGTCTCTCCTATGGTCGCAGATCTTCGTCTGCCTGATCCATTAAATGAGCTTCACACTCAGGGCAACCAGGATGGTAGTCATCGCTCCAATGCCAGATTCTCCCTGGACCACGAGATCCATGCGTTACAGCCATGTGATAGTTCTCAGGGTCAGTAGCACAATCACCACAGAGGTTAATGTCGGGACCATGCATCTCGCCATCAGTCGCTTCAGCAGCGCTGATCGGCATTGAAGAATCTCTCTGAGGAGTCTCATCCGGATTTCTGTTGTATGTAGCCTTACCACACGCCCAACAAGGACCAGCAGATCCGGCACCCTTGATTACGTCGTCGAACGCATCCGCACGCTTCTGTACTGAGTTATGACTCGTTAAGCCACTGTTAACCATGCCACCCAGTTCATTTCTTTGAACTGATCTCATGGTTGGCGCTTGAGCAAGATTCAGACCGCGAGAGATGTTCCCGTGATGCTCAAGGAGGGCACCAATAGGATCACGGACTCCACGATACTGATTGTCTCTGTGGTTGAACGGCTTGTCGAACTCGCCATTCTGATATGGCTGTCCAAGACGAGTAATGTGATACGAGACGTTGTACTTCCCAGGATTCTGGTTAAACTCATGGACAATCACATGGTGTGCAAGCGGTCTCACATCATTGCCGTGCTTCTTGTACTGAACATAGTGGTGAGTCGTGCCGATAGGGTTTGGCTCACTGCCGACCAGCCTGAAGTCATTGCTGAGGAGAACGGCATGGTGCGTGGGCTTTGCCATTTACTCCAGGCCCCTTCTCCTACGAGCTTCAATCAGGTTGTTGTATAGGTTATCGCCGCCCATGGCGATAGCGTCTTCTGAAGCCTTCATGTGATTGAGGTTAGATATAGCATCCGGAGAAGTTGAGTTGACGAACATCTGCTGCCAACGATCAGGCTGTAGATGTGTTCTTATCTTGCTAGGATCTTTCTCTAACTCTCTTTGAACCTTCATCGCCTGGGGAAGAGTGTCGAACTCAGCAGAATGGCTAACGCCTTCCGGGCTATGCAAAGACATAAAATATGGCTTCTGACCTTGCATGTTTTTGTTTACGACAAGTGGCACGGGTGGCATTGCATGAATCGCGAAAGTCATCCCTCTGTCGGTAGTCTTGTGCAACAGATCTGGCTCATCCCAAAAATGGTGCCAACCGTCATCAAAGGCTTTCTGCAAGTGTTCCTGGTTGTAGAGATCTGGGTAATCAGATCTAGATAGAAAACCTCTTAGACTCTGCCCAGATGTCTTCCAGATGGTGTCGTCGGCTCTTGAAATCCTCGATATCATTCTTCACCGACTTCAACACCAGGTGGCAGGTCTACCTTCAACACTTCAGCCCACTTGCGGTTAACGATCGCATCCATAATCGACTCTTCAGTCAGAAGAGAAGACATACCAACGTGTCTTGGACCAGCAGCCATCCTGGCCTCGCGTAGCTGCTTACCGAATCTCCGGTCACCAAGACGCCTGTGTAGCAACCTAGGCTCGCCTACTGGGTTGCCATCTTCGTCCTTGTCTTGGTACTCGATATAGCGATCATCTGCCGCGCCAGACTTCTTCGGCATGTTCTTCCGTGCCTGGTCTGAAATCTCAGGGCGCTGAGAGATCCAGTTCTTCGGCAGGAAGGTTGAGCCAGGCTCCGTGGCCATCGTCGGCTCCGTGGCGTCAGTTGGCTCTGTGCCAGGGATCGACGGAGGCTGGATCAAGTTTGGCGTGAGGTTCGGTGTAGCTGGAGGTGACGTTATGTCGGAAACCGGCATGGACTGCATCAGAGGCATAGCCGCTCCAGCACCGGCAGGAGCGCCACCAGGAGGGATCGCCCCACCCATCGTTGGATCCTCGGCAGCAGCCTCAGCCATGTCTTCCTGACCCGTTGAGCCAGGCGGAAGGATCCCTGGAGGAGCAGCGGCCGATCCAGGACCAACCTGAGGCGCCACCATCGGAGGAGCCATCATCGCCTGAAGCTCCGGTGGGATCGGGAGCCCCTGCATGGTCAGAAGGTCGTAGAGCTTCTGGTTGAAGCGAGCCTCGGCCAGAGCCTTCTTCAGCTTCTCTTCCTCAACCTGGTCAAGCTCTTCCTGCCAGTCGAACGGAATGTTGACCATGAGCGCGCGGTCCGAGATCGGGACACCAGACATCTTGAGAGTCTGGAGGAACTGCCGCTCCACGTTCTCATCGCGCAAGTTGATGGTAGCGAACTTGAGATCAGGGATCAGAAGCTTTGGACGCTTCCTGATGTACTCTTCGCCATCCTCATCAACCTCAAGCACTTCCTCCATTATCGGAATCCGAACGTTCCCAGCGGATTCGTAGTCGAAGTGACCTTGAGCCTCTGCGACGATCAGAGCCCTTTCCCGATAATGCTTCTTTACCCACTTCTGCCAAGATGACATCAACTGGGTTACGAACTCCTGGTTCAATGCGGAAGAAGCGTATGGTGCACCCGTTCCGCCAGAAACCAAAGCCTCGCCAATTCCCCATGCCTGAAGCAGCTTCCGCTCGATACGGTCATAGTCCTCACCCAGTCTAGGCATCGCCTCGCGCCCGAAGACGTTCTCGATGTCCAGGCCGAAGTGGTGGACCAGAAGCCGGAAGTCGGCTGCCAGAGCCAAGTTGAGGTCATTTCGCAGTGAGTCGCGCTCGGCCGCGTCCGGGATCCACGGTGTGCCCGAACCGTCGATGTCCTCCACACCGAGCTTGGCCAGGATCAGAGGAGCATAGAGTCGGTCAGCCACAGCATCCTGAGCAGCGTTGAGGGACTGCTCCATCATCAACTGCTCAAAGGTGCGAAGCATGTGAGGAGTACCGTAGATATCCCACGGACTCATTTTGTTGACAACACGCTTCAGTAGAACATTAGAAACATCCAGTCCTTCGTCCTTCTGGATTGCTCTAATGATCTCTGGGTATTCTTCCTTGAGAAGGTTATATTCCCAAAGGGTGTTCTGATCGTTCTGGAGGTCTTTGAGGTACTGTGGGACCTTGAGCTTGTACCTCCAGTCTCGCTCAAAAGGCGAGTATCTGACTGCAAGATCATCGGGGTTGATGATTTCTTCGGCGTCCCACACACCAAGAGACTCGTTGAAATTCGCAAGACCATTGACCTCTCCAACAGTCCAGAACTCACGACCAAAGTCAATGAGGAAAGTCTCGTAGTCGAGCATCTCAAAGAACTGCTGCTCGTAGAACTTCACCAAATCAGGGTCTTTGCAGGAGAACTCCATGCCTTGGATCGGGAAGCGACAGTAGGCGTCAACGCACAGAGACACAAGGTAGTGAGTCGCGTAGAAAGCGCGAGTCCACTGACGGATCGTCAGACGCTCTTTCTCTTCTCCAGTCTGCCACGGGATACCCTTGGCAATCATCGAACCGAGAGGCTCGCGAGACTTAGGAAGAGCTAGAAGCATGTCGCCAGAAGCTTGCTTTCTAAGCCCAACATTCGGCGATCCCATCTGCCCGGCCAGAGCAGCATTCTTCTGTCGAGTCTCAGCTATGTAGGCTGAAAGGTTACGATCATTGACAGTTGAATTGAGGTCTGAAACAGATTGAGCCGCACGCCTTGCATCTCTAGGAAGAGCCATTCCGCGAGCGCGAAGAGTTGATAGTTCCGCGTTCACATTGGACGTAACAAGACGAGAAGGGGCCACTATCGGACCCCTTCCCGACCTTCTGTCCTTAACCTCATAGCGAGCCAAGGCTGAATGGTCCTCTCAGCTTGATGTAGTTACCTCGCCCAAGAGGTTATCTTCTCCTAGAGCCAGTCGGCTGGATGCTACTCGACTCGCCCTGGTCTCCACGACTCTGACCTGCGTTGTCGCGCCGATCGGTCTGGCTCGCAAACTCAGTGCTGGCTGGCTGGCTCGAATCGAATGGACCAGCGTCATCACGAATCTCGTTGGCTGGCATCATTGGTCCGGCACCATCGTGATTGTCACTACCATCGTTGCCACCAGTTGACTCATCCTTGCCCGTGGGCTCGAACAAGCCATCGATGTTGGCGTCGTCGTGGTAATCCACGCCCTGCTTGTGGAAGGCGATGTAACCCTCCAGGAACTCCCGACCTGTCTTCTCCCTTGGAGGAAGAGGCTGGTTCTTGGCCGCTGCGTAGTAACCGCGAACGAACTCAGCTTCTCCAGTCACGCGAGGGTCAGCAACCTTGAGAGCCTCGTTGGCCTCCTTGGCGAGCATGCCGGCCACGTAGTTCCACTGCTTATGCACAGCCCAGAAGCGGTCCATAGCAGTTCTGAGTGTGGCTACCTTGGCCATCTTCGTGCTCGCCGTCGCGGCCAGCGCCGGGTTGATCGAGAGCATCTGCACGTCCTTGAGTGCCATCACAGCACCCTCCAGGGCGTCCTGGATCTGGTCGATCGGAGAGTCCTCAGTGACACCACCGGCTACGTCACCATCGTTGTCACGGTCACCAGGAACCGCTGGAGCAGCCGGCGCCATCGGAGCGCCCATCGCACCAGAGTTGTCACCTGGCATCGTTCCGAAGTTCGGCTGAGCCATGCCTGGTGGTGGTTCCTGAGGCATCGGTGCGTCGGCAACCTTAGTGCTGGACTTTTTATCCATGTCGCCGTCGAAGTCGTTCTTGCTGCCTTCGCCCTTATCGTCCGAATCGTTGTCGTTATCAGCATCAGCGATCTTGACGTTCCCGGCCGCAGCCATCTTGAACTGATCGCCGCGCATCTTGATCTCGCGGGCCATCAGCACGTAGGTGGAAGCGCTTGTTTTTCCAGAACTCATCTGGCGCACCGGCCAAGAGTTCCAGGTCCGGTCGCAGCCGGCGCAGTGAGTGAACCCTAGATGATCCTGTTCGGTGCCACATCCGGGGCACGCAAACTTCTGCATCGGGTCCTTGCTCGTCCAGAGCTTGGTCCCCTGGTCATAGGCCCATGCTGTCTTCGTCACAGCGGCCATGGCTTGGAGATCAGCTACAAGAGCGTTCCCCATCTTCTCAGCGAACGCAGTGCGCTCAGCCGGATCCTTGATCCACGACTGTTCTGCAACAACTTCTGCTGCTGTTTTTACAGAGGAAGGGCGGTCCTTCTTGACCGGTGCTTGCGCGGGCACTGGCGGGCGTAGAGCCGCCCCAACCCTCCGAATGACACCAGGTGTAGGAGTCGTTACTTCCGCGATCACCTTGATGACCTGAGGCTTGACCTCAGACCAGCGCTCGTTGAAGTCATCCTTCGACTGAGAGTTGGCCAGGTACGATCCGAACCTCTCCTTGGCCCTGAAGATCGCGCGGTCGATCGCCCGCTCTAGCTCAAATCCGTTGTTAGCCTCTGCCTCCGCTGAAAGCTTACCAGCGTTGGCCATCGCCTCGAAAACACCAAGGTCGCTGCCCACAGTCGCTCCTTCTGGAGTGGCTCTGAGTAAAACCAGAGCCAAATTTGGTAGTCGCCTGACATACCAGTGCGACTACCAAATACAACGATCAGGGGTCAGCCTTCTACAGGCTCAGCAATCGGTGGGTGGAAGCAATTGTCGTGATGGAGATTCTCTTCGATCCTAGGCCACCCGAACCAGAGATCTACTCTTCCTAGGCCAAGACCTACGCCAAGACCCATCTTCTGCCACGGCATCGTGAACTCAATCGCCGCTACGCCGTACTTGTACTTGTCGACTCTGAACCTCGGAACAAGCCTCATCCAGTCGAACTCAGAAACCTTATTGGCCATAGACCCGAGAAAGACCATGGCCATCTGAACGTCCACTACCGGCCACCCCTCTTCTCCAGATCCAGGATGGCATCCACCGAGCGACGCCTACGGGTAGCTGGCCAGCGGGCAGCCATGATCTCGCCGAACCAGTTCCAGTCGATCCTCGGCATGGTGATGTTGGGTCCTGGGTGCTCAAGAGTTGCCCTCTCTGCGCGCCGAGCATCCTTCGCGGCCTTGAGCGCAAGAGACTCTGGACTCTTGACTCTAACCGCAGTTGTGTGTCCCCTACCCCAAGCCTTGCCGCTCTTCCGTTCTGGGTTGCGAGTCTTGGTCTTAGTCTTGTCCGCCATCTACCTTTACTTTCACTTCGCTGTTCTGGATGTATTCGGCAAAGTCTTCACGCTTGATGCGAAAGGCGCGGCCGAACCTGTACGCCTTGATCTCCCCTACGGTGATCATCCGGTAGACGGTCATCTTGCTAACGCCTAGCTCTGCTGCAACTTCGGCCACTATCAGCCAGTTCTCATTTCCACCCTTGTTCGTGCTAGTCATATTACTCCCTCACGCTCTCGTACGTAACGCTCGAAAGCTTGGTTGACCAGGACATCTTTACCACGGTGCTTACGAGCAAGCTCAATGGCACCATCGGCAGTGTACCCCAAACGCATGAGGATCAGGGACATCAACAACCCCGAACGGTTGTAGCCAGCCTGGCATCGGACCAAGATCTTTTGTCCCTGCTTCCAACGAGCCGCTGCTTCATCGACAGCAGAAGTGATCTTGTTCCAAGTCTCTTCGTCCAGACCGTGCTCGGTGTCATCGAAGAGAACCAACCTCATGTCGCACTGAGGGAGAGTTTTGTCGTGGAAGCCCTCGATGTAGGCCGACACCACGTAGTCCCAAGATGGATCGCCGGAAACGGCAGAATACCGACCATCACGGATCCTCCCACCCTCGTCTCTCCAAAGGTGTCCACCGAGGTAGAGGTTTGGGAGGATCTCGTGATATTCGGCATCTGGGTAAGTAACGCTGTAGGCCATGATCCAGCTTACATCGCTTCGTCGACCAAGTGGAAGTGGCCATCGGGGTACACCCGGAACACGGCGTTTCCGCAGTTGCCGATGTCCAGCACATCGAGAGCGTTCTTCCGCTCCACCCAGAGCGAGAACTGGCTACCGCACATGACCGCCTCGCGGGTCTGACCGTACGTCCAGATGCCGCGCTGCTTGCCGGGGAAGTTCACCAGCACGAACACGCCGTCGTTCAGCTTGTGGTCGGTGGCGTACTTGGCCGCGTAGGTCAACTGCTCGGGCGTCGGGCCGAAGTTCGCCTGCTCGTCCGCGATCACGTCTGCGGGCTGGGGAAGGAAGGTGGTCATCTTGGGCTCCTCGTATCGAGTCTTCCTGGTTGGTAGCTCTACTTTAACAGACGCAGCAGAGCTACACAACCCTCATGCACTCGCTCCAACAGGAACCTTGCCGCACTTGTGCTGAGCGTCCAGGTTGTTGATCTCTCCCAGGTTCATCTCCTGGACTCTTCTGGCAAAGGTCTCACTACATACCTTGCAGAAGAGCACGACATCTCCCAGGCCGTTCAGTCCTATGATTGTGGTGTTTCGCATCTCCTCACTCCGCTCTATCAGCGCCGGTCTCCAGCACGACGAACCTCGTTCTGGTGTGCCACTGATCGTTCTTGCTGCTGTGCTTGCGCTCCCAGTTGCCGACCGGCATCGGCCTCATCATCGCTCCAGCGATGGCGTCTGCCGCTCTCTGAGCTTGACCAGCAGTGGAGAAATCAAGGGTGGTAGTCATGACACCCTCGCGCTTTTGGCCATGGAAATCGGTGAAGGTGTACTTCACCCAGCCATACCACCACTTAAGGGGTACTGGCTTCCTCTTGCTCTTGGACATCTCCGCTCGCCTTGTCTTCGGGCTCTGGCTTTTCAGTCTCGGTCTTTGGCTTGTCGTCTTCTGACGTGTCCTGAAGAACCGTGACGCTGATCTCTCGAACCGAGATCAAGTTGCCCTCGCGACCACTGGCGATCACCTGGTAGTTCCGATAGAACTTGATGTGACCGTAACCAGGGTGAGGGCGATACCCGTCATGAGCGTGATGGCTCGGGTAATCCACGTACTGGGCTTCGATCATCTCTACATACCCGTTAGACCACAAGACCTCATAGGTCCTCATCGGGCGAGTGTCCGGCATAGCTCTTCCTCTCCTAAAGCTCGGTTAGCTAGTTCTACTATATCAGAGAACTAGCTAACCGAGCTAAGTCCTAGCAACCTATGTAGATGCCCCGGTCACGCAACCATCTGTCAGGGCTTGTGACACCCTTCCATGGTCCCCACGGCTGGATCTCCAGGTGAAGGTGTGGTCCGCTCGCGTCTCCGGTCGCACCCACGTAACCGATCACGTCACCCACGTTGACCCAACCACTGCGAACGCGGTAGCTGGACTGGTGCATGTAGACCTCAGCCATCCCATCATGGCTGATGATCGTCATGTTGCCGCCGCCACTGTTCCACTGGGTCTGGACATTGCCAGAGTGGACAGCGTGGATCGGTGTCCCGTAGCTCGCCGGGATGTCCTCTCCACGGTGGTTGTAGTGCCCTCTCCACTGCCAGAAATTGCAGAGCGATGTGTGGCCTGGAAGAGGGTTGGCCCAACCTGACGAAACCTGAACTGCTGCGACTGGAGCCGGTGCAGGAGCCTGGGTCTTCTTCGTGGGCGCAGTGCCCGCACAGGTGATGTCGATGGTCTCACCCGCGTAGATCCAGTTCTTGTTCCGACCTGGGAAGGACACGTCCTGCCAGTCGTTCGTACCGCAGTGCTTGGCCACGAGCGCGGAGAAGGTGTCCCCGGCCACGACGTGCACTGGACTTGCAGAGGCAGCGGCACTGAATCCGAAGACCGCAGCCGTAATCACTGAGAGCGGCACCAGGACTCTTCTAGTCCATCTGGCCTTAAGTGTGTTGGCTGGAGCAGCCTCTTCAGGTGCTCTATGGGCGCCAACATACTCGGTTCCAAACATGTCGGTCTCTTCCGACGTAGGGATTACAGCCGCGCTTCCTTCAGACACGGCCTCTGTTCACTGTCCATGACAGGTGGGGCAGTTCTTACTACACTCAGGCCCATGTGAATGTCTTCTGAATCCACAAGCCCTACTATGTGGTCGCTGATCCTTTTCTAGCGATGGCCCCCTTTCTCTGAAAAGGATGCCAGCGTTCTGCATCTCCCTGATGCTCTCGTTGGCCTGGTCTTCAGTGAGTCCAGACGCAACGAGAGCACGAAGAACCTTGAACATGGTTTGGTCATCGTAGTACTCAGACACCTTAAGCACCCTTGAGCGAGATGTGGACCACGTTGCTGGCCTGAGGAGAAACCACGATCCCGTCAGTACCAGAGACGTGGATGCTCTGCTCATCACGAGAGAGCCTCACGGTGAGAGCAGACTTCCAACGCTTGGCGGCCGTTGGGTCCTTGATGTAGAAGTCGATGTGAGCGAACGGAGGAAGAGCAGTGTTGTCGTTCAGCCCCTCGGCCAAAACGGTGTTGGACGCATCCACCTTGTGACGGTTCTCGTCTTCCAGCCAGGCGTTCTTGGCCTCAAGCCCCTCCACCTGGATCCGGAGACGGTTGATCTCGTCCCTCGCATACTTGGGTAGCTTCTCGAACTTGTCCTGGTCCAACATCGTTACCCTCCATCGGGTCAGCCATGAAATCATGAGCCCACATTTGCCTGTAAGAACAGTCTGTGCAGCAGATCCAGCCCGAAGGCGTGGCGAGCAAAACTTGACCATCGTCTGGGCATGTGAACGGATGCATCGGCCCGTGCTGCCAAGCGTTGAGAGCTTCAACCTGCTCAACCATCCACGGCGGATGAATCTTGCTCACGACTAGAGCCTAACCTAGAGAGGGCGCAGTGTCAACACTGCTTTTTCAGTAGTCTCGGTCTGTGCGGTAGTCGATCACGTACGTGGTGGTCGGATCTTCCAGCCACTCCTGTTTGACCGTGGTCTCCATGCGGTACTCACAAGCTTTCACCATCGCATATCGCGTGGCGCCCTGGACTGTTTCAGGAAGGAAAAAGTCGGTAACAGCCTCAGGAGCTTCGTCCAGCAGCGGGTCGAAGTTGGCGATGACCAGTCCATCCTGGACTTCTACGTACTGATGGCCAGCATTGCCAGCAGAGTGGTAGAAACCAACGTAATGCACCTCGCCAGAGATAAGAGCGATCTTGTTGATGGTCCTTCGCGCGACTCCGAGAAACCCATTGTTCTCCAAAGTCACCAAGAATTCACCTTCATCAAAAACGTTGAGCAAGCCTTTCTTACCTGGCTGATGCGTGTCCCATGCGAAATCATCAAAGGTCTGTGGAGTTTCAAGCTCTTCGACAACGCCGAGAATGGACAGAAGTTCGCCCTTTTTGATGCCCGTGCTAATGGTCAAACAGAAGGAAAGCTCATCATCGTCTACAAAACGTGACACCCGGTGTCTCCCACTCTAAAACTGGATGGGCCTCTATCGCCCCGGACAACAGATTAGCTCCTGAAGTCACCCGTGTCTACCGCTGTCCGATTTGATCAACAGATATCTTGCCTTGTCGATCTTGAGGCCGGATCGTTTAGATAGGTGTAGGAGACTGGTGATCAAACCAGAAGTCGAGCCTGCTTCAGGGAGTTTTCAAGTGACTGCGTACAGCAGAGAAGACGATCTGGTCTTGGCACTAAAGTTCGCCAACTACGCAATGGCCAGTGGCGGCCGATTTGACCTTATGCCTGGAGTTGACGCAGAAGAGTCTGCGATTTCTACAGCGCATCAAGTCACAGAGGTCGCTGATGTGTACGTAGCCTGGCTGCGTCGAGTTAAGACCGCCACTCTGACGCTAGTAGCAATTGAGGAAATGGATACGGGCGAGAGTGTCTCGGCCCAACTAACATCGGAAGGTGCAGCAGTGACGAACATCGACACCAGCCAGCAGGCACGCTACACGGTTACCGCCAAGGACGACCGTGGCTTTGCCGCTGACTACGCTCTGGCCGCTCGTGCAAGCGACTCAACCGTTGTGACCGTGACCTACCTCAACGTGGGTGACGAGGGCAACACCTCCAACGGTACCGCCACTGAGACCGACCAGCTTGTGGCCGCGTTCGCGGGCACTCTGGGCACCAGCACGGTTGAGGTCTTCGACCCAGCCGTACCTGACGTGGTTCTGGCCGCTGACACGATCGTTGCCAACCCTGGCGCAGTCGCAGCAGCCGAGCTTGGCGCAGCAGTGATCGAGGAGATCCCAGCCCCACCGGCTCCTCCAGCCCCGTAGCCAGTCGGGGTCTGAAGCCCCCACTCACCACCACATAAAAACAGAGCAGGTCCGGATCTCCCGCAAGAGTCCGGACCTGCTCTGTTTCTGTCATCGGGTCGCGAGCGCCGGTCGACCGCTGCTCGACACGCTGTTGCCACCCAGGCTCGCCCGCATGCCCGCTGCGTAGCCCTGGTCCCGGCCCGAGCCGCTCAGGTTGCGCGGGGTGGCCTTGCGGAGGCTCGGGTACGCCTGGTCGTGCATGCGCTCGACATCGGCGTTCCGGTTGCGCAGGACCAGGTCGGTACCGGTACCAGCAGCGGCCACGGCCTGCTTGGTGTTGCGCTGGAGACGGTGGTAGATCGCGTTAGCGAAGCCGGCCATCCACGACTTGCGGAAGCTGCGCTTGTTCTCCCACGGCATGACCTCGGCACTGGCCGCACCCAGGACCATCTGGTTCGAGAGCAGGTCGAAGAGGAACTCGATCCGCTCCAGGTCACTCTCGTAGGCGAAGATGTGCGCGGTGTAGGTGTAGCTCTGGTGGGTGCCCGAGCGCCGGTTGGGCAGGACCACCATCTTGCCGCCGAGGGCGAGGGTGATGCAGGCCAGCAGCACGCGCTTGTCCATCGCGTAGTTCTCGGGAATGGTGATCTTCTTGCTGGTGAGCTTGTCCTGGACCTCGCCCGCGTCAGCCAGCTTGGCCTGGTCAACCCGGTACTTGGTGATGAGTTCGGCGGCCTTCTCGTTGTAGGCGTTGGCCTCTTCCGTGTTGCCGATCTCGGCGGCAGACTGGGCCTTCATCAGAAGAGCCCGGACCTTGTTGAGCATCTGGTCGTTGGTGTCGGGGGTCGGGGCGAAGTTGCTCATCTGAGTTCCCTCCATCGGGTCTTCCTCGGTGATGAGTCTACTTTAGCAGACGCCTCAGGGAGCGTCAACTACTTTTTCAGAGGCGAACTCGAAGCCTCGTGGCATGGTCCCCTTGACCAGGATCCGCTCTTCGGTGAAGGCGCCATGGTCATCCAAGACCTCAGCCCACCCCTGCATATCGTCGTAGATGCCACTGGCGATGGACTCTAGCTGAGCCTTGGTGTCATCGTTGTACCCAGGCCAGTCCTCCCAGTTGTAGTACTCAGTCGTCGTCGTCATGAAGCCTGATGGTTGGATCGAGGGTTGTTCCCCGCCTGCCGGTACCGGTGTCTCCAAAGCTGGTTGTGGCTGGCTCGTTGGGCTGACCCATGCTGTTATGAAACCCAGCCTGACGCTCTGCCCTGACATACTCCTCCTTGGTCACCTCACGCCACTGAGGCTCAAAGATCGAATCTGAGAGCCAGAATCGGTCATCCATCTGACCTGCCTTCATGTTGTTGCTGGCCCAGATGACCAGACCAATCACAAGCAGGACTATCCCCGCACCTACCACGCGGAAGCTAAAGGAGTCGAACCCTCAAGTTTTACCTCGGCCTGGTTTTCAAGACCAGTTGCGGTCCACACCGCGCTAGCTTCCTCTGCTAAACCAAACCAGGAGGAGGATGAGGAGGGTAAACCTCCGACGAATCTCTCTCCAGCCTGGATCTTTCCATCGCCCTTCTGAGCCTAGATTCTTCCACCTGGTCAGCTTGCACATCAAGCACGTTACCTTGCGCGATGAGCAACGCGGATAACTCAAGATCTACTACTACTGATTTTGTAGATGGTTTAGGGGTCAGGTAGATGATACTGACCCCACAACCGTCTCTGTATTTGCAGCCCCATGAGTCATGCATCAGGCGCTCATGGCCACATGGGCAGTGGGTCACAGGCCCTTCGACTCCGGAGGAACAACCTCGTAAGTCGGAAGCGGCTGGTACTGGTAGCCCTGGTACGGAGGAGCCGAAGGCACCGATGGAGGCATCGGGACCGGAGTGGTCGGGTAGGTCTGTGAGCCGTTGTTGTTGTACGGCGAGAACTGGATGCTCGACGAAGCTGAGTTGAGCATGTTCATCAGCTTGTCGATGTGCTCCCGAAGCGCACGGATCTCGTTGTCACGCCGCTCGATCTCCTTGCGAGCGTCTTCCAGAGTACGCTGAAGATCGTTGCGAGCCTGGTTGAGTTCGACCTGAACCTGAGCGAGCTTCTGGAAGTGATCCAGCAGATCGGTCTGTCGCGCGTTGGTGACGGCCTCCACGATGTTGTTGACCAGCATCTTGGCCTGATCTTCGGTCATGGACACGGCCTTCTGGCCGGGCGTCCAGTTCCAATCGGTTCCCACGATTCTCTCTCCTTCGGTTTTGGGATATCCCCAACTTCAGTATCAACGGTAACACAAGTCTTATGGTTCCGATAGGACTCACCCGCTATCGGAGTTCGTGCCCCTACTGGCCGGTCTCCAGGTCTCCACTCTGAAGCTGAGTCGCCAGGTCAGTGCACTATACGCCGGTTACGGTCTTCTTGGCCTTGCGAGGGAATCTACGTCCAGCCTTCCAGCCCCCGAAGAGACCGATGGTCAGGAAGACTCCGTTCCAGATCCACTCAGTGGTGCTGGGGTTGGTGAAGTGAATCATCTAAGCCTCCGCTAGTTCGACGTTGAGGTTGACGCCCTTCGCGGTGAGGTACTCGCTCGCAAGCCGGAAGTGGGCGTCAGTGTTGCCTCCCCACGTGCCGGGGAAGAGTCCGGGAAAACCTGGGATGCGGTCGCGAACGGCGCCAGGCGCGTAACCGATCCGCGTGCCGTCGCTGAAGTAGACGAACCCGAACTGGGTCTCTTTGTCCCCACGGTTGTCTCGGTACGCCACCTTGATCATGATACTGAAACCTCTTCCTCGTAAGGGATCTTGTTCCCGTCCACGGGGGTGTTGTGCGCGAACTCGCTGAACGCGAAGTCACGGAGCCGAAGCAACCAACTAGGCCACTTCTCTGAGTTCCACAGATGGATGGTGGGGATCTCCATGAACCGCTCGCTGAGGGCGCCGTTCTTGAGCACCACACAGCCACGGACCGTAACCATGACGAACTTGCCGTCGGTGAACTGGAAGATCGCTGAACACGGAGAGAGGGTCCACTGCTTGTACTTGATCGTTGGTGCACCCTCCACGGAGTACCACCTGGTGGCCTGAGTGAGGTTGCGAGTGTTCTCGAACTGAATAGGCATGATCGCGCTCCTCAGCGCTCAGTGGGCCAGTAAAGACAGGTGCAGTCACGACGCTCGCAGCCGTTGCCGGGGAGGTGATCCTCGGCCTCCATACCGCCGTGACGGCAGGTACAGTTGTGGTCTGGCGCTTCCTGCTCTGGGTTCACTTTGGCCCTCCCGTATCGGGACTTGCTCACTGTCACTACAGTATCAGGAGCATACGCAAAGTCAAGCCCTGTTTTTTCAGTCAAACTCTCTGACACTGCTCACCTCATGATCGTACCGAAGCGTCCTGGGCTCTTCTCCTGGAGACATGTCCAGACCAGCCTGGATGCGCTGCTCGGCTGCCTTCACCCTCGCCTCGTTGCCCTCGGCCAGGTACCAGATCATGGCGTACATCTCCCTGATCGTCTCGTAGGCATCACCGAGGTTCTCAGCAGCGATCATCATGTGACGTGGGTTGCGGAGCATCCCCGTGCGCTCGTTGACCGCGTGGTAGTAGGAGCCGGCCACTACTGCACCGGACCTCTCTGGTTCTTCCGACACTCGTCGACCAGAACCTTGGAAGGGTAGAACACGGCCTGCTTGATCATTGACTCGGTTGGCATGAACCGATCCGCGAACAGATCAGCAACACCAAGGCGTATCGCCGAGATCGTGGCTTCCAGGTCAGAGATCTGTCGCTGGTAGCTCTCGATGAGTGCTCCGGTTGTGTTCTGGTAATCCACAAGGTTGGCGTGCATCAGCTTGGCCAGAAGGGCATTCGCATCGTCTGGTGTCTTAACGTCCTCAATGCCTTCAAGAACTACTCTGGCCGACTCATCCATTTCCTCAGGCATGCGCCATCGATCTCCACTCATCAGCCCACTGGAAAGCTATTCCTGCCAGTCGGGCACATGTCTCATCTTCGTCACGGTCACCGACCATAAGAGCCATATATGGCGGGTAGTACTCACCCTCGTACTCATGGGTCAGGTCTATCGCCTGCTCAATGATCAGTCCGGGCTTAGGCTTGCGGCACCAACAGTTAGCCATCTCCAAGTCTTGGGCATCGGGGTGATGCGAGCACCATTGGATCCGATCGAACAGACCACTGCACTGCCTAGCTGTCTCCATCATCGCGGCTCTGACCAACTCCGTGGTCACGTACCCGAGCGCGATGCCACCCTGGTTCGAGCACCCGATGATCCTTCCGCCCGCGACTTTCCAACGCCTCATCATCGTGACTGCATCTGGAAAAACACGAACGTCCTCTGGTCCGTTGACGAACTTGCCGAGAGGATCATCCTTGCCCTCGCGTACTGTCCCATCAAGATCGAGACAGAGCAGGGGAACAGCTAGTCGCTCGATCAATTGATGTTCACCTTCCGCATTTCGCCATTTACGACAGCCCACATCCTATAAGGGTACCGACCGTGCTCATCGTAGAACTTCTTGGCCACGGCGGTCATGTAGGCGAAGTCCCTGTACAAGTACGGGTACAACTTACCGCGCTCGTTGAACAGGACACCCCAGTGGTATTTGTCTGTTTGTTCCTCTGTCACGGACTCCACTCTAGCACAACCTAGAGAGACATCAAGCCCCCTTGCGGACAACCGACACGGGACGTAGGATGGCAGACATGGCATGGCTTAACAAGATCGACACCCACGTGTGCTGTCCGCCACGCGAGGAGATCGTTGATGGGCTGGTGGCCGAAGACAGCAGATGGCAATGCGATGATCCAGGGTGCCGAAAAGTCTGGAAAGTCAAAGGCAGCAAGTGGGACGGTTGGCAGTTCGTGGAGGTAGGGGGAAATGGGAGATGAGTGCCCCTCGGGCAAGATCGCTTACGCCTCCCCTCAGGATGCCTGGGTAGCTGTAAATAGGATCCGTCGTCGCTCCTCAAAGTCTCTGACCGGCGACACAAACAGGAGAAAACCACAGAGACCACACAAATGTGACGACTGTGGACTTTGGCATACAACATCTAATCCGGGCAAGAAGCCAGCGGACAGAAAGTAGTGGTGCGCATGACCAAGATGAAGATGCCAACCGAGGAAGATGAGCTACTAACGCCAGGAGAAGTCGCAAGTCTCTTCAAAGTTGATCCGAAGACTGTGACTCGCTGGGCTCACACCGGTAAGCTTCCTTCCATCACTACACCTGGCGGACACAAGCGCTTCCGTAGATCAGTCGTCAAGAAGTTTCTTGAATCTGATGATGATTAAAGGCCATGGAGCCGGCAAGATCTACGGTCGCGAAAGCATAAGACCATACGTTGAGATGTGGGAGCAACCACTATCTCGATGGTTGATAGCTCATCTCTATCATCTGTGGGAGCAAAGAACCTGGAAGCTCCTAAGAAAGATAGAGCCGCTGCACGAGACATTCTTCAACAGAAATGATGATGAGATTTTCATTCCTTTGACCAACAGACAAGACCTCAGATGTGCCGATCTGCACGAACGAGGGAAGAAACATCTCATCATGCTTCACATCACAGAAGAACAATACAACACCATCACTGGGAAGAACAATGAGGTTCCGACGTAAGTGTTGGCATCTTTGGGGTCTCTGGTTTTACGTATTTAATGACGGAAGCGATCTCCAATGGAAGAGATGCCTGAAGTGCGACAAGAGAAAGATCAGAAGAGTTCCTAGATACATCAAGAGGGTGATGGTATGACGGGCACAATTAGCAGGACGCCATGTCCTCAGTGCAAAGAGGTTGGCGGACTGTTTATGAGTGCCCAACTGGTAGCTCAACCTCTGGGAACTTGGAGCTTGTCTGGTGGCCAGATCAAGACTCCAGCCGTCATCAAGCCATACCTCAAGTGTGCCAACTGCTCATTCAGCCTCGCGGGAGAGTTCGATGGAGAACACCACGCAACCTTCGCACCATCACAGCACACCGAGGATGCACCAGCGGCCGGGTGATCCTGCCTACGTGCTCCTGGACGGTGGACACACCAGCGTTCAGGTAGTGCACCGCAAGGGCTGCTACATCTGCGAAGACAGAGAGTTCGCTCGGATGGGCTTGCCTCTGTGCAAGCGATGCTGCCAGTGTGCGGCCAAAGGCAAAGACGGTCACATGCCGGCAGATAGCTATGTCTGCGATGACTGTCAGCACGATATGTGCGAAGCTTGCCTCGAACTACCACCGCAAGAAGCTGAGATCTGTACCTGCGACACGCCATGCTGTGAGGCTGATGTCGGTGTGGGCATCATGACTTGCGGAGAGCAACACTGCCCGACTCACGGACTACCTGAAGGACAGCCGCCAGGCTGGAAGTGACCGCGTCCGGCCCGCCATATCACGGACGTAGGAAAGGCAGAACCCCTCTGGAGCAGCGACTTCAGAGGGGTTCTGTCTACTCAGGTGTGACCCTAGAGAGACCTCTACTCTACAGGAGGTTGGGGCTTCGTGTCACCTTCACTAACGGGCGGAATTTCATCTGTGCTCTGAGTTTCCAGAGTAGTCTCTCCCGCGTGCCCTCCTAGGGCAGGATCGTAGTAGCCAGCCTTCGGATTATAGTCATAGACGTTGTAATCGTCATCGCCAACTGCCGACATAGTTGTAGTCTCGCTGTTGTCAACTGAGTGAGCAGCTTGGTACTTCCTGCGCCTTCTAATCCCAGCGATAGCCCAAATCATCAGGCCGACACCAGAGATGAAAGCTAGGAGTCCGCCCCACCCGACTGCCGACATCCCTTTGTTGACCATAATCGGAGTGGGCTCAGGAGTCAGATGGAAGGTCGGCTGAGTCGAGTCGTCGATGGAAACAGTTGGCTGATCCGACGAAGCATGACTCAAAGCAGGATCGCTCTGGCTAGGGCTCGGTGTCTCCGTCACTATCTTGATCACTGTCTTCGTCGGTCCCGGCACTGGGCTCGGACTCGCTGCTATCGAGCACAACAGCCTGTAGACAGTTGTCATGAAGCTGATCGAAGTCACAAGACTCACAGCGGTCCCAGGAGGGCTGTTCGTATAACCAACACCGAAAGACCGGCCGTGGATACTGAGACTGTGATCCTGTAAAAGTTTCTTTGGATCTGTCCCCGTGTAAGTGTTCGAATCCCCTATTGGCTTTACTTCCCATTGCTTTGTCGTTCCATCGTCATACCATCTCAATGTTGCATACCCAGCAAAATTTGGATCATCCCAGACCTCAATGCTGAAAAAGTCTGGAAGGTCTGGCGCTGGAGAGCCAGGAAAAGTGGTGTAGATTCCAGCCGCTAGATCAGGAGTCACCTGGAAGTCTAACACACGATGAATCAGATCTTTGGGGTAAAAGAGCAATCCATCTCTAGTAGGAAGAGGTCTGCGGTCTCCCTGTTTGGGGTCTGCCCCAGCTTCATCTGAATTTACATACCAGGTATTACTATCTCCACACACGGTCACATATATCGGTCCAGCAGCAGCCTGAGCAGGGCTTGCCAGTACCAGAGTCCCACCAGCCACGACGGCAAAAGAGAAGAAGGCATATAGCAGTTTCACGCTCTTGGTCTCCCCATCCCGTAATGCTCTCTGATCTTCTGAGCCACGCCTCGGTTGGTGATGCTATCGCCTCCTGGTCCCCTCAGGAGCGCTGATCTGACACCCATCACAGCATCCGAGCCAACCATGGCGTACGGGTCTGTAGCAACTTGAGCACCGGGCGTCTTGGTCGGATCGACCAGGAACTTCTGCACGTGCTTGTCCCACTCTTCCCTCGGCAATGAGTCATCCCGTGGACTTGGGTCAAACACGGGATAATCCCAGCTACGGAATCTCCGCTGGTGCCGAGCATACTCTCTATCGAGAAGTTGACCTACGTTCGTAGGATCGTCCGGCTCTGGTGGTGGTTCGGCCCAATTTCTATCGATGATCTCGTTCTCTAGCCGACGTTGCTCCCACTCGTGCCTACGACGCATCTGCTCTTGCCGGTAAGGCAGCGGAGGAGTGGGGTCAGAACCGCGCCCACTTGGGCCACGCCTCTTGGCTATGATCCTCCCAGCTATAAGCCAGATCGAATCCCCCGCTCGAATGATCATTTGCCTATCAACCTGCCCATGGCGTTCTTGAATCGCTCATGCTGCTTGTCTAGCTCTTCAGGTGTGTTGCCAGTCCAGAGAGACATAGTGTGAAGTCTACCGTCTCGGTCCAAGTGATGGTAGCTAAGCTCGTATCTCCTAGGACCCTTGCCAGTTGGCTCTCTGGTCCCTTCATCAACCTTATGATTCACATGGACTGTGAACTCGTGGTAGCCATCTCCGTTTAGGAGTGCACCAGTCTCCTTGTGGAACTTTGGCTCTTGATTGTTGATGGTCTTTGGACCTAGATCCTTAGAGAGGTCTCTGGTATAGGTTGCTCTGCCATTGGCATAAGCTGTCTGCGCTGGAGTAGGAGGTTTCTCAAAGTTGAAACCTTCTTGACTTATGAACTGACCAAATCTGTTTCCAGCGGCCTCTGTCCAAATAGAAGCCTCAGCAATCAGCTTGATCTCGTCTGCACCGAATACCTGAGGCATCTCGTTCTCCTAGCAGCGCCGTCACCAAATAGAACAGAGTTGGCCACTCCCTTGGTTAGTGAGAGTGGCCAACTCATTACCCGCTGCCTGACGGGAGCTACTGCGTATAGTCTTCGACGCAGAAGTTGTCGAACTTCTTGTAGGCGTCGATATACGTTTCTTTCCTGTCCCCGTTATAGGTAACTTCGTAGTACATGCCATCTGGAAGATTGGTGCTGATCAGGCACTTCCAGTTCTGAAGCACCTTAGCGAACCAGACCACGTACACGTCATCAATTGAGAACGTGTCTCGTGCAGTATCAGTCTTCTCCAGTCTCGGGTATACGTAGTCGTATACCAGGTTTCTGGCTCTGTGCTGATAGTCGCCCGTGCGCGGGACCTTTCTCTTTGGCCTCCCCATGGCCACCCCGAAGTCAGGATCGTTAGCCGCCCGATCCACAACCTCTGCAATTTCAGGAGGTAGCTCATCCATCTCACTGAACTTCATGAGGCTAGAGTCTAGTCACCACGTCCAGTGTTCTGAACTGGGGTGACCACCGGGTTCTGGATCAAGAGAGTTGCTCCATCCGCCAGGACAGCAGCGTCGCCCTTGTCGCCCTTCTGGCCGTCCATGCCGTCCTCTCCAGGAGGACCCTCTGGGCCTTCAGGACCGACCGGACCTGGCTCACCGTCGTGGCCATCGATGCCGTCGACACCATCGGCTCCAGGAGGACCGGCAGGACCCTCTGGGCCGGCAGGACCAGGCTCGCCTGGCATACCCTGAGGTCCGGGAGGACCAGCGGGACCGGCTGGGCCAGGAGTTCCGCCAGAGCTTGTCGCACGGTTGGTAGCCACGAACGAAGCGTCGCCAGTCGAGAGCGTGTGTCCATCCCCGTAGCCCACGAGAGCTACGAACATGGCCGCTGTCTCGTTGCCGTAACCGCCATCAGGACCGTACTGAGGAAGGCTGCCACCGTGGGCCAGACCCCAGTTCTGCCACTGCATGACCAGTGCCTTCTTACCGTTCGCCGGCCCATCGCCGTAGCTAACGATGATCACGTCCCCGTCTCCTCCTCCTGTATTTCCAGTGATGAACAAACGAAGGTCTGTCATCGTGCCACGGAATGCGTTCCCATCACAGGTGTGCTGAGAACCGATGATTACGTCAGAACTGAACTGAAGGAACACTGGGGTGCGACCGGAGTAAGCATGCCAGCGAGATGAGCCATCGCCAGGATACAACTGCTGGAGCGTCCCAACTCCATTCACATAATTGCTGGCCCAGAGTGGATCAGGCTGTGGGATGTTTCCGTTGTATGCCCACTCGGGAGCGTAGTGAACGACTCTTCGACCAGTACGACGAACAAGCTCGGCGCAAGTATCTGCGCCACGCTGAGCTGTCACTTGATCGTAAGACCACTTTTCGGTGTCTACCTGGAAGAAGAATCCTGGGTAAGACGACCACCATGGAGTTTGTTCGTTCACGTACGCAAGGAAGTAATCCACCTGTGCTGATACAGACGGGCCAGAACGCGGCACTATATACGCACCAAGGAACTCGATCCCCGCTGCCTTCGCTCTGTTCAGAGCATCCCCGTAGTGCACGTGCTTCACGTTCGTGCTCTCGGTGGCCTTGTACGTGAAAAAATCGACCCCAGCGTTCTTGGCAGCATTGAGATCCATAGGACCACGAGGCCAGTCGTAATCGCTAGCGTCCCACCCGAATATGGTCATCTATCTGCCACTTCCTCGACGATAGGGTAGAGCCTATCGCAAGATCTCGTCACCCGAAATGCTTCCCGTTGCTCTGGCCTGGAATTCCACCAAGTGGAGGCGCAACAGGCTTGGGGAAGATGTTGAAGAACTGCTCGATCAAACCGGCGATGTCAGAGTTCTTCCACCATGTGTGGTAGGCCACCTGAGAAGCAGCGAAGACAATGCTGATCGCCTGAAGCCAGCTTGCTCCCGTAAAGCTACCAGCAAGCAAAGCAGTGATCGTGCCAACAACCACAGAAGCCAGTAGGGCAACGATGCCCTTTACCCAAGACTTCCACTCCGAGCGGTTGATGATGGCAACGAGGGCCGGTAGGACGAAACCCACCAGAGCGGCCCATGTGTTAGTTGTCATTTTTCATTGCCTCCTTGGACTCCCGCGCCTTTTCTTTTTCAGCCAAATCAATAGCAACTTCTTCGGGATTGTTCGCCCTAGAGGAATAAACTGCTTCCTTTAGCAGGACCAACTGTAGTAGCCCGAAGAAGACTAGCGGAAGGAAAGCCGAGATCAACATTACTTCAGCTACGAACACATTGAAGTACTTGCCGAACCACAAGAAGCAAAGATAGATAGACAAAAGTACTATATGAACCCAGGATCCTAGCTGAGCCAGACGACCGTATGAGTTCTTTACCCAGCTAGGAATCCATTTCCAGTACAGCATGGTAAAGAGGATTTGAAGCACTAGGGCTACGATAAGAACCAGACTGAATATCCAATCGAATACAGTCGCACTCACCACTTGCCCCCGAACGCTTTTCTCAAGGACTCTCCATAATGATTCCTGCCATCAAGCTGTCTCAGTCGTACTATCGTAGCAGCTACTTCTTTTCTAACTTCGCGCTCTTCTTCTGTCCTAGCCTCGATGTCGGCTTTCACAGCTTCTATCTCTGATCTATCGCCAGAGACAAGATCATCTTCGCTAGGCAGAATGTCGCTCAGTCGACCCCTCTTAAGTAACTGCTTGTGAATGTACGACATGAGACCCATCTCTGTTAACCACCGACATTCGTGTTATTAGAAGCCGGCAGAGAGCTAAGAACTCTGTCCATCGTCTTTGATACCGCCAACAGGATGTCTCGGTTTTCCCTGTTGTTCACGCCTATAGCTCTCTCAGCTTCCCACTGAGATTTCCACTCTGCCTCGCCGGCCTTGTGTTCCTCAGCAATCTGCTTCCAGATGTCTTGAGCGTACTCTACTGACTTCTTCGGGACTAGATCACCTCGGATAATTGCTCTGGTCACCCACACTGCCAGAGCAATCAAGGTGGTCACTAAGAAGTAGAGGACCCCAATTAATGTTGGATCGGGTCCAGTACCCACTTATCACCCCGCATTGGTGAGAAGCTCTACTCTCTTTACAAATTCATCTACCACGTGACTGCGAAGAACTTGCTGATTTGCCATGAAGGCAGTCTTCTGCTGCACATAAGCCACAGCAGCCTTACGAACCTGACTACGATCCATACCCTTGTTCTCACGAACAAAGGCCAACGGCTCAACATGAAGAAACTCATGAAGTTCCGAGCCGCGACGGATCGGTTCCACCGTGGCAGATCTAGCAGTAGCTACCCGCTCACCGAGGTTGCGATTCGCGCCAGCTACGGCAACCCTGTAAGTCGGGAGCGATTGAAGGGCTTCCTGTGTGTCAACGTCTATAAATTCAGACGCGATAATCTGGAGACTGCGTACTTCTTCCCCAGTCCTGTTCACGAAATCCTGGAGCTTGGCCTGATGATAGAAGCTCAGGCTCTCATCGTCTGGTCCCTGGAGCAGAGCCCTGGCGGCTGTAGATGCGGACTTCAGCCTGGCCAGTCTCGACTCAATCGACGCCAACGTGCCGTCGTACCACGACGTAGCCGAAGACTCTACGCGATCAACTTCGGCAGAGACCTTGGCGAATGAGACCGTGGCCACCTTGCCGATCCTTGGGTCTCTTGCCACCGGTCTGAATACCATCGTCGCACCTTCCCTCAGCTACTACATAAGAACGATCTAGTCGCTAGTAGGAGTGAATGTCCCAACCTTGATGTTCGTGCCGCTCCAAACAAACTCGCCAAGACCACCTACAGGGAAGTGGTTCTGACATCTGCAACAGTATGTAGCTCCGTAGTACCTAGGATTCCTGGCATATGTCTCAGCCAGCGCTACACCCATGGTTGTTACAGCACCACACTTCTCATGCACGTAACTCCTACGCACTGGCTCTACAAAGCCTCTTGCCCGCTCTTCCTCACTGAGCACGAGATAAGCCATTTGTTGGTTGTTCTCGGGATCAATGATGTGAAGCTCTGGGTCATTCGGGTCTGTAGTTATTCCGCCCATGTCACCTTCCCAACCTTCCCCGTAAACCAAAGCCTTGTGGCCTCTGACCCCAACCGCGTGGCTGACCAGCAGACTGCTCCAGTCGCCCGCGCGTAGGTGCGAACCCAGCGCCCGAGTACCGGTAGGACTCGATGCTGCTGAGATTGCGCTTTAGTGGACTGTCTACTCGCTCGTGGTCTCCACCAGGACCAGACCTTGGGTGTCCACCCTCAGACCCGAACAGCATAGGCTCACGCCCGAGTATTTCCTTGTACCAGCGGTCCAACGAGTCCTTCAGCAGTCGAACAGTCACGGTGGCCACACAGTCAAACAAGTCCTTCGTGGTGACCGGACCAGCTTCCTGCTTGACAACCTTACCGTTCTTCTCCGAGAGGAACTTGCACTCAAGCTCCAGGAGGCTCTTGCCCATGCCCTCCAGACGCTCTTCATAAGACCCGTAGAGGTCATCCTTGTATGAGTGAACCCAGCCAAGGTTCAACGCGCTCTTGAAGCTCTCGAACATGTTCTGGGTGTACTGAGCGGTGAAGGTCTCTTCCTTGATGAGAACTCTCGGAGCAAACCTCTTCTTCATGTTTGCCACGAAGCCAGGAGAGTTGTACTGGTCAAAGGTGAACATGTTCATTGTTGGGAACCACTGAGGAATCTCTAGCAGTCTCTCGCCAATGTCCACGTAGTCCACGACGTGATCAGCATAGTCTTCGGGCTTCCACACGTTCATGTAGTCGATGATGACGTGAGGCCAATGAATCTCGTGAGGCTTGCCGTCGCGCATCACGATGTCAGGGATCGGGCTCTGCTCCAGGTGTCCCACGGCAACAGCGAAGTTGGCGTTGCTCTTGCTCGGGTCAGCGTGACCCTGATACTTGAACGCACCCAAGCCT